CGAAGGTTGACCCAGCGGCTCTGGCTGCCGCGCTGGACTTCGAGTTCGAGCTGCCGTACCCGGACGGCACCAAGATGGGCCTGTCCGCAAGAGCGCGTGAAGCGTTCGAGCACCGCCTGGGAATCAAGCTCCCGCCGCCCGCGGAGAATAAGGAGGCAGCACCGTGAAAGATAATGTGAAACCCGGCGAAAAGTGGGAGTTCAACGACGAAGTGGCCCGCTGCTTCAAAAATATGCTGGAGCGCAGCATCCCGGACTACCAGTCCATGCGGGCCCTCTCCTATGAGCTGGGTACGCGCTTCGTGCAGCCGGACACCCTGATCGTGGATGCAGGATGCAGCACCGGCATGGCCGTTGAACCGTTCGTGGAGAGGTTCAAGGACACCAACGACTTCCTACTGATCGACAACTCCCCGGCGATGGCCGCGGCGAGCAAAGATCGGTTCAGCAAGTACCCTGGCGTCGAAGTCCGGGCAGGAAATCTCTGGGAAAATTTACCATTGAGAGACACGGCGAGCCTGGTACTCTCTGTGCTGTCCCTCCAGTTTATGCCGACGGCATACCGGCAGAGCATGATCTCAGCCATCTACGAAAGCCTCGCTCCCGGCGGGGCCTTCATTTTTGTGGAAAAGATCGTGAGCGAAAACATGGACGATCTCATGGTCGAGCTGTACTACGACATGAAGCGCAGGAACGGCTACTCGGAAGAGCAGATCATGGACAAGCGGCGCAGCCTGGAGAATGTGCTGTCGCCGCTGAAACCTGAGTGGAACGTCGATATGCTGCGGACTGCTGGCTTCGATAAGGTGGATATGTTTTGGCGTTGCCTGAACTTCTGCGGATGGATAGCCGTTAAGTAACGGCCCCGCCCGCAAAAGGAGGGAGAACAAAATGCCGAAGCGTAGCGACGTAAAGCCGTGGGAGCGTCAGGAAGGCGAGAGCGCAAAGGCATTTGAGGCGTTCACGATCTACGCTGGATTGGGGGCAGACCGCAGCCTCCGGGCCGTTGCTCAGCAGTTGGGCAAGAGTAAAACGCTGATGGATAGGTGGAGCAGCACCTACGGTTGGGTAGCGCGTGCTGCTGAGTACGACGCCGACCTTCAACGGAAAGCCCACGCAGAGGCCGTCAAAAAGGCCCGAAAGATGAATGACCGCCATATAGGGATAGCTCTAAAAATGCAGGAGAAGGCTCTGGAGGCCCTTGCCAAGACGCCTGCCGAGAGCATCAACACCAAAGTGCTTGTTTCGATGCTCAGGGAGGCCACGAAGCTGGAGCGCGAGAGCCGTGCCGAGATCGTGAGAGAAACCGAGCACAAGATCGAGGCGGAGAACAAAGAGAGCACTCTGGTGGATGTCATTGCAGAGGCATGGGAGAGGAGGCGTAACGGTGAAGGGCCTGACGAGTGACGCGATCTTATACTACATCGACAATCCGGTGGACTTCGTGGAGGACATCATCGGAGCAAAACCTGATGTCAACCAGAAGGCGATCTTGAACAGCCTCGCCAAATATCCCATGACTTCCGTTCGTTCCGGGCATGGTATCGGGAAGAGCGCGGTGGAGGCGTGGGCCGTGATCTGGTTCATCTGCACGCGGCCATATCCCAAAATCCCATGTACTGCTCCCACGCAGCACCAGCTGTACGACATCCTCTGGGCAGAAATATCGAAGTGGCTCCGCAGCAACCCCGCCTTGCAGCGGGAGATCACCTGGACGCAAGAGCGCGTCTACATGAACGGAGCGAAGGAAGAGTGGTTTGCTGTGGCCCGTACCGCGAACACCCCAGACGCCTTGCAGGGCTTCCATTCTGAGAGTATGCTGTTCATCATCGACGAGGCGAGCGGTGTCGATGATGAAGTCTTCGAGCCCGTTCTTGGTGCTCTGTCTACCGAGGGAGCGCGGCTGCTGATGTGCGGAAACCCCACGCAGCTGACCGGCTTTTTCTATGACAGCCACCACAAGAACCGAACCCAGTACCACACAATCCATGTTGACGACCGGGATAGCCCCCGTGTGTCGAAAGAGTACATCGAGCGCATCCGCACCATGTATGGTGAGGACTCCGATGTGTTCCGAGTCCGTGTTGCCGGTGATTTTCCGAAGCAGGAGAAGGATGTCTTCATCCCGCTGAGCATGATCGAAAAGAGCATGGCGACCGACTGGCAGGAACCGACGGAACAGCCGACGGTACACATCGGCTGCGACGTGGCCCGCTTCGGCGACGACAAGACGATCATTGGGTACAAGGTCAACGAGAAAGTTTTCTTCCATCAAAAGATCAGAGGTCAGGACACCGTGCGGACAGCGCACGAGATCGCTCTGCTGGGATGCTCCCTGGTGGACAAGTACCACCTCGAAACCGCGATACCCGTCAAGATCGACGACGGCGGCGTTGGCGGCGGCGTGACCGACCGCCTGCGCGAGATCAAGCGCGGCGACCCTGATCGCTTCTGGTGGTTATCCGTTATTCCCGTGAAGTTCGGCGAGCGCATCCGCCACCGCTACTACTACGACACGACCACCTACATGATGTCGATCGTCAAGAAGCTGCTCCAGACGACCGACGACGAAGGGCACGAGAAGCCCGTCGAGCTCATTCTGCCGGACGATGCAGACCTAGCAGCTCAGCTCTCAGGCCGTAAATACGGAATATCTGAGCAGAGCAAGCTCCGCATTGAGAGCAAAAAGGACGTCAAAGCACGCGGCCTGCCTTCCCCTGATGAAGGCGACTGTGTGCTTTTACTCTGTCTGCCGGTCAAGCCGTCCAAGGCGAAGCCGCCTAAGAAGGCAGGAGGAAAGGAGTAAACCCCATTGGCAACGAACAAGAAACCACGCCCCATGCAGGCGCGTATCATCAAGGCCCACGAGCCGACGCAGCCCCTCCAGCCCATCAAGAAGGCGGAGGGACCTACCCAGGTATCAGAGCAGGAAGCCTACAATGCAGGCGACTGGATAGAGCCGCCTGCTCCGCTGGCAGGCCTGCATAAGCTGGCCGCCGAGTCCACGATCTTGCCTCAGTGCATCCGAGCCTACAAGGACAACATTGCAGGCTTCGGCATCGGGGTGAAGTACATCGAGGACATCGAGGAAACCCCGGAGGCTGAGGCCGAGTACGAGCGCATGGTCGAGATCATCGAGCTGTTGAACACCGATCAGGACACCAAAGAGGTTTTCGAGGACTTGATCGAGGCCCGCGAAACCTACGGTATCGCGTATCTGGAGGTCATTCGTAACCTGGACGGCGAGGTGCAGCAGATCGAGTTCCTGCACGACACGCCGTCTGTCAGGAAGACGGTTCCGCTGGAGCCCTACATCGACACGACCTATTACAACCACGGCGTTCCAATCGAGCGCAAGAAGAAGTTCCGCAAGTACCGGCAGCAGCTCGGCGGCAAGACCGTGTATTTCAAGGAGTTCGGAGATCCCCGCGTGATGGACAGACGCAACGGTGTCTATGTTGAGTCGCCGGAGGACATAAAAGAGCTCCCCGTCGATTACGAGGCCAACGAGATTCTGGAGTTCCCAATCGGCATCCAGCCTTACGGCGAGGTGCGCTGGACGGGCCAGATTCTCGGCGTTGACGGCAGCCAGAGAGCGGAACGCCTGAACAACAATTATTTCATCAACGGCAGACACACGCCCTTGATGATTATGATTCAGGGCGGCACGCTCACAGAGGACAGCTACGAGAAGCTGACAAAGTACATGGACGACATCAAGGGCGAGGCTGGACAGCATGCCTTCATCGTCCTGGAAACGGAATCCTCCGACGGCAAGACCGACTTCGATCAGACCGAGAAACCGAAGATCGAGGTCAAAGACCTGGCCTCCATCTTGCAGAAGGACGAGCTGTTCCAAACCTATATGGACAACAACCGAAAGAAGGTGCAGTCGTCCTTCCTGCTCCCGGACATCTATGTTGGCTACACTACGGACTTCAACCGTGCGACCGCTCAGACGGCGCAGGAAGTGACCGAGAAACAGGTTTTTCAGCCTGAGCGCAGGAGCCTCGCATGGGCGATCAACAACCGCCTGCTGAACGGCTATGCCTTCCAATACGTCGAGGCGTTCTTCCAGGAGCCCAACATTTCCAACCCGGATGACATCTGCAAGATCATGACGGCGGCCACCGCAGCGGGCGGCCTGACGCCCAACAAGGCGAAGGAAATCCTGTACAAGTACCTGGGTGAAACATCGGACGACTACGAAGAAGAGTGGGGCAACGTCCCGCTCACCATCACGCAGTCCCAGAACGGCGGCGGGTTTGACCTCGGCGGCCTGACAATGGCCCTCGAAGGGCAGATCAAGAAGGCGGAGGGCCAGGGCGACAACGATCAGGTCGTGGCCGTTATGAAGGAAGTCCGTGGCCTGCTGCTCGATCTCAAAGCGCAGCAGGAGGAGGACGAACCGTGAAAACGCGTTTCATCATGAAGCCGTGCTACTGCGATCGGCTGGTGAAGGCGATCGACAACTACATCCAGAAGGCGGACAACGACCTGTCTGATCTGCTGGGAAAGGAAGGCTATGCGAAACCCAAGAAGACGCTCCAGTACGCGAAAGGTATCGAGGACGACGTGGCCGACATACTCACCGAGGAGACGGACTACTTTGTTCGAGAAGCTAAGGCGTCTGATAACCTCGATGATCTCCAGAAGCGGCTCCCGGAGATAGCTGCTGCGACGCCTGCCACCGGCAAGCTAAGCAAGGCGTTTTCCGCGCGGCTCTCGAAATTCCTCCCTGAGTATGCGGCCTATTACCTCAAAAAGACCGACAAGGGCTTGAAGCTCGACCGTGTATCAAAGAGGACGACCGCCTGGATTGAAACCTGGAGCGACGACCTGGCCGAGCTCATGAAGACCACGAGCACCGAGCACCTGGAGGCTATGCTAAAAAAAGAGATCGAGAACGGCGGCAACATATCGCAGCTCTGTGTCGATCTCATAAACTCCGGCATGGAAAAGGAAGGTAAAGGCGAATACTGGACATCGCATTACAGGGCCCGCAAGGTGGCCGTTACGGAGGTTCTGCGGGCCCACAGCGTAGCCCAGCACGAAGCCTATATGCAGTCCCCGGCGGTGGAGAGCAAGTCGTGGAGGCACACCGGCAACTACCGAAACGAGCCTCGACAGAATCACGTCGATATGGACGGTCAGGTCGTTCTCAAAGATCAGCCCTTCGAGCTGGTCGGCGCGGACGGCATGATTTATTACCCCATGTACCCGCGGGACACGAGCCTTCCCGCAGCCGAGAGCATCAACTGCCATTGTATCGAGCAGCCCGTTGTTGACATGGAGATTCTGGGCCTGCCTCTGGAGGAACGTCAAAAGCTCCAGCAGCAGGCGATCGACGAAATGGACGACGACTGGGAGGCCGAGCTCGATGCTCAGAACAAGGCGAAAGCCGGAATCGAGGATGATTAAAAATGATCGTTACCATTGACGAAGCCCGCGTAGGGTACCCCAGCATCAAGCTGGACGGCATGGAGCTGGCCGGTATGGTCAAGTCCTACACCCTGCGCCACGGTGTCGATGAAGCTCCAGTTCTGGAGCTGGAGCTTTTACCCGGCACCGATCTGGCCGAGGTCAAGGCCATTCTGGGCAACCCGCTTGTGAACATTTCCGTTCCGGCGGTGCTGGAGGAAACGACCGAAGACCCGGCAAAATCTAATACTTGATAAAGAGCAGCGGCGACGCTGCTTTTTATATTGCCTGAAACCCTGAAAGGAGGTGAACACATGACGAGAAAAGTAAAAAAGGCAAAGGAAATCACTGATGCAAGAATCTCTTTTGTGTCCCTGGTTGACAAGGCGGCGAACAAGCGGCAATTTCTGATCGTCAAGGACGAGGAAGGGAAAGCAGCCTTCACCACCTACGGCAAGATCATCAAGACGGACTCGGAGTCCCATTTTGTCACAGGCGTTGTGTACGAGCCTATGGTCGAGGACGCCCACGGCAATTACATGACAGCGGACGAGATCGCAAAGGCCGCGTACTGGTTTGCGAAGAATGGGAACCGCGTCGATCTCCAGCACAATTTCGTGTCTGCTGATGGCACCGCTGTCGTGGAGAGCTGGATTGCAAAATCTGACTCCAACATCGGCGGTGCCGACATCAAGGAGGGCACATGGCTGATGACCGTCGAGATCACAGACGACGATCTGTGGCAGTCCATCGAGAAGGGCGAGATCACCGGGCTGTCTATGGGCGGCCTCGGAGTCTTTTCTAAGGAGGATACAGAATTGAGCGAAGCATCCGTGAAGAAGTCCAAAGGCCGCGTTACCAAAGGCGCGGTCGCGGACAGTTACAAGCAGGCGAATATCAGTTCCAGCTTTTGGAACGCCTTCGACGCCCTGCGGAACAGCCTGTACAGCTACAACGGCTATACGGGCGTTTATACCTACCAGACCGACGAGAGCAAGATCAAAGAGGCCCTGGAGGATTTCAACGGCATCATCACCGAGCTGTTGACCGATGCTTCGCAGCCTCTCACCAAGTCGCTGTTTGACTGCAAGCCTACCCCGGAGGCCGGCCGCATTGAGAAGTCCGGGCGCACCCTGAGTGCAAAGAACCGGGCCGCCTTGCAGAACCTCTACGACGACCTGGGCACGTTCCTTGCGGACGCCGACGCTGAGAAGGATAAACCCAACGGCGAAACCGGCGCCGAGGAGGACAAGCAGCAGGACGGCGAGGAGAAGGGCAAGAAGGCCGACAAGGGCACTGAGAAGCAGCCCGCGGAGAAGCCCGAAACCGACTCCGAGGCCGCCGGGACTGATGCCACCGACGACACCGGCAAGAAGCCCGGTGACGACAATTCCGCAGAAACCACCAAGAAAACCAAGACCACTAAGGAGGGTAAAACCATGACTAAGAGCGAAGCTGAGAAGCTGGTGCAGGACGCTATTGCAAAGGCCCTAGGCCAGCAGACCGAGCAGACCCCCGCCGCCGTCACCAAGGCAGAGGACGAGGAGATCACCCCTGATTTTGTCCAGAAGGCCGTCGATGCTGCCATCAAAAAGGCCCTGGGCCAGCAGGAGCAGGAACAGAAGCAGGAGCAGCAGCTCACCAAGGCCGACCTGGAGGGCTTCATTGAGGCTATCGTGAAGAAGTCCGTCGCTGAGGTGCGCGGCTCCCGCGCCAACCCCACCAACCTGAACGACGCATCCGGCACCGTTCAGAAGTCCGCCGATCAGCACTATCTGCACGGCATCCTGTAAGAACAGAAGGAGGAAAACCACATGGCACGTTCTATCGAGGACATCATCCGCAACGCCATCAGCACCGGCGACTTTACGCCCAGTGCTGGCGCGGGCATCCTGAGCAACGAGCAGGCCCGCAAATTCATTCAGCAGACCTTCGAGGCCACTACCCTGGGCAACCTGGTTCGCCACGAAATGCGCACCGCCAAGGCTGGCGAGATCGACAAGATCGGCATCGCTTCCCGTATCCTGCGTGAGAAGACCGAGGACAACGACGACGGCTACCGTGCAGGCGTCAACACCAGCTCCATCAAGTACAGCTGCACCGACGTCCGCCTGCCCTGGGAGATTACCGAGGAAACGCTGCGTGAGAACATCGAGGGTCAGAACCTCGAAGCCATCATCACTAACCTTATGACCACCCAGCTCGGCATCGACCACATCGACCTGTGCCTGAACGGCGACGAAAAGTTTGCCGGTGTCAAGCCGTTCAACACCAGTGACACCTTCAACAAGGGCGATCTGGTATCCACCGACGGCAAGGTCTACGAGTTCACTG